CATCTACAGTTCTCGTAGGCTCGACATTCCAATTTCCTTTCATTGATCTATTCGATATTCAATGGAGAGCTTCTGTACAAAAAACTGATGCTGGAACAATAATAGACAAATTAGTATCGAAGCCATTATTTGTTTATGAAAACGATCTACGTTTTTATGATATTTTGGATTCATCTTCCCAATTTTATGATGTTTCAACAAATTTGAATATTCTTCTTGAAAACGCTATTTTAAGAGATCCTTCTAATGATGATTGGACCTCCTCCAAAGCTTATGAAATTTATCCTGACCCATCGGGTTTAGGATATTATTGGATGGAAAGTTCATCCGGATTAGATATTTACCAATTTAATTCCTATGTTAATCTTGTTCCAGATACAAATTCTATTTTGCTTTATGAATTCGATGCAAATTATAGAGTCCCCCTTTTAAGTTTTCAGAATTATAAATTTACTGATGCTTCCGGAGTTGTTACCTCCCTTCCAAAAAAATATTTCTTAGATATTCTTGACGGAAAAATTGTTATGGATTCTAGCATAACTGGAAGCGGAGGGGAACAAATTGATGTTGAATATAATTTAAATTGGAATTACGATACTAGTTTAGGTGAACAAATGATCACCGTAAATGTGGTTTATAACTCGGCTAGAATGCCTCTTGCAGTTTATGATCCCTCAATTTATTATTCTATCTATGGATCTGATCCTTATCCCGCAAGAATAATAGATAACAGCATTTATATTATGACTGTTAATCATACGGGGGATTTTTATATAGAAGTATTTGCATGGGACGGTTTTAACAACATATATTCCAATAAAATGGAATCCTTGTATCCTGTCTGGACTAAGTTCCCAAGAATTTATGTTCTTACAGATAATTCGCTATATTCCGCAACAGATGTTAGTAGCATGTCTGTTTTAGAAGCTAGCACACTTATATCAGAAAATCCTTATCCTTTATTCGATAGATATATTCCTCTTCAAGGACTTTCATTACAATTTGATGCTTCTGGTACTCCTTATATTGAAATTCCTTCCATCACATATTTCCAGGATGTAATGGAACCGGATTCTCTCAACCGATTTTTTAATTTAACAGAGAGAGTTATATCTATGAGTAATCCTACAATTACAGTGGATCCAGATTATCAGAAATTTTATGATGAAGACGATATAAGAATAATTCAATTTGATAAAGGGAAATATTCTTTAATAAGAGAAGTTAGCGCTCATATAGATTCTATTTCGGGAAATGATTTAACTATTTCTCCTTGGCCTGTTGATATTTCGATTAGCAGCTCCGCAGAAGTATATGTTTTAAATGATACATACAGAACGACTGTAAATGCTAGTAATATAGGAGATAATCTTGTACTTGATGTAAGTGGATACCAATTTGAAGTGGGCCAGTTAGCAGGAGTTATTGTTTTTGACGGTAGTACTGGATATTCGTGGGGGTCATCTTATAGAGTTATAAATGTCGACGGATCTACCCATACTTTTGATCAGACTATCCCTCAATTTTTTATTAATAATCCAGGAAAATATTCTATCCAAGTAAAGCATGCATTTTCGTCATATTCTGATATGACAATACCTACTGATTATGCTATAGAGCAATCTAATACCTTTAAATTATATTTAAAAGATTCATATTGCCAAGAATATTTCTTAGATAATACATTTGTAGTAATCAATGTTCTTTTTGATCAGGATTATGTAAATCAGCAATGGTATAATGCTTCGGATAATTTGATAAATTCGGAATTCTATTATCATTGTAAACCAATAGAAGTTGATACAAGTACTTTAGTCATATTTAAAGCAGTTTATGATCCTAGCAATTATATGCTTGATCAAAGAAATATTTGGACTGTAAAAGAACACAACGAATCTAATATCCTATTTAGAGTATTTAATAAAAGCGTTCCATTTATTTTTGATCAAATAGGAACTTATGATATTCAAGTAGAATCATATGATAAATATGGGAACTTAAAAACTCAGGTTTGGGAGGGATTGGTAACAGTCGTATGAAAGAAGTTTTAATAGTCGTTGATGTGCAGGTTCATTTTAAATCCGTTACCGATGAATATGTTGATGGGATATTTGAATTGTGCAAAACATTCGATGAGGTTTATCAGATATGGGATGCCGTAGATGTCAATACCCCGGATTTTAAATTTCCTAATCAAAAAGATACAATCCGAAAGGAATACGGGGGGATTTTAGATGAGGCTGATGTGGATCATTATGATTTTTCAGACAAAGAAAGAGCTCGTTTAAAAAAGGCATTTGAAGAAGAAGATTTTCAGAGTGGGGATTTATTTGTAGCCGGTAAAGAGCCAAAACGTCAATGGTTTTTATTTGTGGATGGAAATCATCCTTGGTTTATATTTGAAGAAAAATTATTTAACCTTTTTGAAAAATTAAAATCTGAAGGAAAAAGAGCTATACTATGCGGTGGAGCGAGAATGGAATGTCTATATGATATTGAAGTTCTTACGGATGCAGTAGGATTAGATTCAACAATATTAGGAACTCATGTCTATAGTTAGAGAAAATATAAACTTTGAAAGAGGATTAGATCCAAAGAAAGCAATGGGTTTAGGATCTAAAATGCTTGCAATGATTAGAGATCTTCATAACAAATTTCAGCCTACAATGTGGGATTTATTTGGAAGACCAGAGGATCGAGCAGGATTTGCATTAAAAGGAACTCTTATGCAAATTTATTTTGATAAAGAAGATCCTTCAAAAGCTTTTACAGATAATTGCCGAAAAATGAATTGTAGTATGGATCAAATAGACCTAATCCAAACTATATTACAAAACGAATTTGATTTAGAAGTTAAATACCTCGGAGATGGAAGATAGATTTCACAAGGAAAATAAAGAAATTTCCCCTCAGTCGGTTGACCCCTTAAATACTTTTTTATTAATAGATTCTAAAGCTTGGAGAAAACCCGGAATTATATCTGTCGAAAAATTAGGAAATGTTTTTCAAATTCAGATTGATGAAGATATATTAAAGAAAAATGTAACAGCTGTTGCTTTTTCTAATCAAGATGAAATGCCGGAATTACCGCCTGATACTTTAGCCGTAAATCCTCAAACTCATATATGTGTTGATGAAAATTATCTTTATGTTTGGGTTCCTCAGTCAAAAAGATGGAAAAGATTACCTCTTTCTATTTGGTAATTAAATATGCAAAACCCATTTTGCATCGTCCGAATTAATATCAATATTAGCAGTTCTTATACCTCCTAAATATCTAACCCAGACCCTTCTAACTTCTATATCTTTGGAAGTTACCGAAAAAGGATTTTCCAACTTTGATTTAGAATAAAATTTTTCTATTTTCGGGGTTCCATCTGGATTTGTTCTTTCGTCCTCTGTAACCCTTAGATCAGCGAATCTTTCTTCAAAAGGGATCCATACTTTTATCTTATCTCCCCTTTTTAATGGACGTATAATCTTTCCAATTTGCATAGCTCTTTTAGGGTCAATTCCTCTTTCAAAATTAATTGAAGATGGTTTTAGGCAGAGGATGTAGATGTTTTAGTATTTCCTGAACTCCTTCTTCAGCAGATTGAACAATTCTTTCTTTAACAACAACTCCATTAATTACATACCCATAGGTAAAATATTCTTGAGGATTTTTAAGAAATCTTATAAAAAAATATTCCACTCTAAAAAACTTCTTATATTGATCGCTAGTTTCATATTTTCCTTCAATATATTTTTGTCTTTTATTAGACTTTATTTGATATTTCCCCCCTCTTAATTCAACTAGATTATCCAAAGCTTTTCGTATACTTCTTTCGCCATATTGACCTATTTTCATAGAATCCATTGGATCCTTTCCTCTCTGAAAATGCTGTGCTTCATCTAGATCATTAAGAATGCTCAATCTTTCCTCAAATTCTTTTGGAGTCCCCCATAGAAAATAATCATTGCTAGATCTCCATTTAAATGAATTTGATGGGAGATGAGCAGCATAAGCTGTTATTCCAATACATCCATCGGGATAAGCTTCAGGCGGGGTTTCTATTTGTAAATAAATGTCGGATTGATCAGAATTTGTAAATTCTCTATATTTGGAATTATCATTAAAATGATTTCCATGATCAACAGTGAAATTTCTTTTTACCTTTAGAAAATCACCCCTTTGTAGACTCATCCATTTGCCGGTAAGACCGATATTCAAGTTCTTCAAAGGATCCTTTCCCATATGAAAATTTATATTTTCTCTAACTACCGTCATCTATATCTTAAATTTTCCCAATCAATAAATGCTTCCCAGAAATCTTCTTCGTTTTTATCTTTGATACGATATTCATTTTCCTTATACCATTTATATAGCTTATCTGCTAATTCGGGAATTATTTGTTCTTCATTTTCGGGATCTGTAATAATTTCTTCAAACCCTGTGATTTCAAATAAGTTATCTCTAACATATTCCCCAGCTTCTAGACTATCCTCAAAAGATCTTGAAGCTTTTCCGATTCTCATAGATTTCTTAGGATCCTGTCCTCTTTCAAAATCAATATACTCCTTAACAATTCCCATATTATTTTTACTTATATGTGTACCCTGGTAAACTTCCGCCATAAACACGGATCAGTTCTTTCATTTCTTTTACAGGAACATAGTCTACCATAATCCATTGGCCCATTTTTTGCCAGGTTTGATCATGTCTAAAATCCCTATAATCTTTTAATTTTGCAAGGGGTTTATCACCTGAAGTAAATACAACTTTGAAATTTCCGCTATGATCTTTCCATATTTCTGCAGTTCCATCATAAGTATCATAGACATTAAAATATTGGGATTCACCGGTTCCAAAATTAACTCTCCCCAGCGGCAGGATAGAAGCATCGGAAAGTCTTTTTCCCCCAACTTCTGGAGGAGTAGAAAATCTTCCAATACCCATAGATTTAAAAACATCTCCACGATCTCTTATAAAACCACCACCGCCTGTTTTAGCTTGCCCTATTTCGGGAGCTGCCGCCCCTAATCTTTCGGATGGAAGAAGATATTGTGTTTTAAATTTTCTTTCGATTTTTTGTCCTTTTTCTACCGGACCTGTAACGGGAGCAAGAACTTGTTTAGAAGCTTTTCCAACAACATGAGATCCCCCTAATTCGACAGCTCGATCATGGAATATCTGAGAAATATCGCTCCCAACGCCAAATACTTTTTCTGCTGCTTCGGCTCGTGCCTGTGCTTTACCAGCATCTTGAATAATTTTAGCTTGTGTTGTAGCTAAGGAAATTTCCTTATCATGATCACCATTAGCCTTGGTTTTTATATCCTCCATTCTCACATAATCTTTCTGCCCGTATCCCTCATTAACAAATTTTGCTCTCATTTTTATCGATTTTTTTATTCCACGGGATTTTCCCATACATAGGATTATTTTTTCCTATTTTAGATTTTCCCATTTTATCTTTAGTTTCTTTTGATCTTTTTATTCCTTCTAATTTTTTACTTATGTTATGTTTTGTTTTTTCATCATGATGTTTATCTTTCATACCATTGGATTTCCCGATCAATCCCAATCCAATATTTTTCTTATGACTGTCCGATAATTTTCTTCCCCTTTGAGTTTCACTTAATTTTTCTTTGGAATTTTCCTTCCATAATAATCCTAACGCCCCATCCCCTCCTTCGGTCATATTATATCCATCCAAAAAAGTATTTGATTTTGCAATCCAATACATTTCTCGATTGCATAGGATTTCTTTTAAATCCTTTTTACATTCTGCATCATGTTTTTCAATTATCTCCCATATAATATTATTCCATCCATATTTTCTAATAGCATTATAAAACTTATTCTTGGTTCCTGCATTTACATGGCATTTATGGGTTCTTTTTCGGTTTTCCAAATTTAAAGAAAACCCATAATATTTTTTATTAGATGGTAAAGTAGCACAATATATTATCCCCGAAACCATTTCGTTGTTTTAATATTTATTTCCATTTTAACAAATTGTGCTCTCATATTTTTTTAAAATTTTCTTGCTAGATTGGGATCGTTTTTAAGATTTGTCTTAATTATTGTGCGAATATCTTCTGGAGACAAACCATATTCTAATGAAAGTTTATCAATAATCTTTTTTGGTGCTCTTTCTCCAAAAGGCCCTCTAAGCTGATTATATAAATCATAGGTATCTTGCATTATTTTCCTGTTTCTTCTTTCTATTCTTTCTTTTGTTTTTTTGTATTGGCCTGCTAATTCTTCCTCATATTTTGTGGATCTTTCTGTTCCTGCATCCATATTTACAGCTTCTGCGGCTAACGCATATACTTCCCCTGCTCGGCCCTCTTTTTCCATTTTATCAAATTCATCGAATGCGTTTATTATTTTTTCATATAAATCATTCCCATGAATTCCTTCACGATTTCCTTGCATTAAAAGTCTAAATTTTGATATTGTGTAACTCACTGTGCGAGGTTTAAGATCTAATACATCCCCTAATCTTGGAATAGATAATTTTTTAAAATCTGTGCTTTCCTCCTTATTAATTTTTATAGCATTACGTGTCAGAGCAGTATCCCCCCTGCCACGGGTATCCTCGGATCTTCCCATAGCATCTTTAGCAGCTAAATACATTGCAGCTAATTGTTGTTTAGTTAAAACATCCTGTCCTTTTGTTATAGCAGCTTTTTCTCCAGCGGAATATTCAGGAGCTTCTATATCAATTCCGTATAATTCTTCTAATGATTCGCAAACAAGTTTCATGGAACAATTTTATTATATTTATCTACTAAAAATATATAATAAAAATTCCAATGGATGAAGTTTTATACATTTGAGAAAAATTCCATCTCCTATAAAAGATTTAGGTTTTTTAGAGGAAAGTTTCTAATTCCTTTTTTTCTAATACAAGTTGTTATTTCATCTATTTTTGTTTTTATTATTTCTACTTATTATGATACTCCAGATGAGAAAAAATTAAGGAAAGATTTGGTATATCTGGTTGAGGAATTTAATAATATAAATAAAAGAATTATAGAAGCTGAAACGACTCTTGGAATGATAAAAGAACATGATAGTATAATTTATCAATCTATCTTTGATATAAATCAGGAACCGCGAAAACAAATGGGGCTGGAATTTGATGATACAAGCCCAAACTTTTATATGTCTGTCGTTCAGGAAACTAATAATAGAATAAGTATATTAAACGACAAGATGGCCAAGGAATTATACCAGCTTGATGGACTTGTAGATTTAGCACATTCTCATCAAGAGATGCTTTTGCACATCCCAGCTATTCAGCCAATTGAAAATAAAAACTTAAAAAGAATTGCGTCTGGATGGGGTATGAGAATTCATCCTATTTATGGAATACCCAAATTTCATTATGGATTAGATTTTACAGCTCCTCTCGGAACCCCAGTATATGCTACGGGGGATGGTGTTGTCCAAATAATCATTAAGGATTCGGATAAAAGATCTCAGGGGTATGGTAACTTAATTATAATTGATCACGGATACGGTTACAAAACTTTATATTCCCATCTTCAAAAATTTAAATCCAAGCCTGGCGAAAAAGTAACAAGAGGCGAAATTATTGCTTATGTTGGAAGTACTGGATTATCAACAGGCCCCCATTTACATTACGAAGTTATTAAAGATAATAAAAAAGTGGATCCCATTTATTATCTTTTTGGAAGTTTAACTCCGGAAGAATATCAAAAAGTAATTGAATTATCCAATAGGATTCAAAAAGCATACGATTAAAGAGGCAGCGGAGGAAATCCAGGAAATCCATAGGTTTTTGCTCCTGTTGGAGCCCATTCCTTTAATAGGAAAGTCATCCATGGTAGATTACTTGGCTTTAAATTCTCATATTTTGGAAAAGGATCGCTTTTAATTATAGTAGGCATAGCTGCTTTCAAAGCTGTTTTATATCCTTTGAAATTATTAAATGTTTTGGATAAAATAGAACCATAATTGGTTTTCATTAAGTCCTCATTTTTAGGCTCGAATTTTTCTATAATTTTATTTAAAGGACCATAATTTATATTCTGGTCAATATCCGTAGCCATATTAATAATAGGTTTTGGATTTTTTACCGTAAATGCAAAATTAGCTGTCTCCGGTTTTGTTGCAATAGGAAGGGGAGCTAAAAACTTATCAATTCCAGCTATTAATAAATCTAGCTTATCAAATTGAGATAATATTTTTTCTTCTGTGTTTTGTAAAGCCTGTATCTTAGCATCCTGATTTTTTGCAATAGGAGCTCCGTCATAAGCATCCTTAATGATCTTATATTTAATCTCTGATTGCATTTTATCTTTCTTAGAGGTTAAAATCAATTCGTCTAAGACTACCACTTTCTCGGCCCATTTTGCTAGATCCGTTGTATATCTAGGAATATCGATTTTTCTTTCTACCGAATAATCCCTTCGAGGCTTTTGTTCCCTAAGAGTTCTTTTTTGATTTTGCAAATCAGATAATTGTTCTTGAAGAAATTTTATGTCTTCTTTTACTTTATCCAAATAAGTTTTTAATCTTTCTTTTTTAAATTCCTTTAATTGATTAGAAAGTTCTTTTTTTAAAGCTTCCACTTCTTTTTTAACTAAAGTTGCCGGATCTGCTAAAGGAACATGATGTTCAGTAGACCAGTTAACAAAGAGAGCCCAGGGGAAAGGATAAATACCCGTAATTGTAAGCCCAACAACAATAAATCCCCAGTTTACTTCAAAAGCTTTTATTGGAATATAAACGGTTGGAAAAGGAATAGGCCCAATTGGAGGGGGAATTCCTGTTGACCAACTTGTAGCTGGGTTTGCAACACTTGCAAGAGTAGCAAATGAACAATATCTTAGCCAATAAGAAATATCGCCATATCCTTTTTTACTTTTAGGAGAAAGATATGGGTCATCCTCTTCTGGGGGTTCACATGCAGCTTCTCCAATTGAATAATATCTATATTGTTCGTCATTTATAACTATAATCGAATACGTAGTAAAAGTACGAGCAATATCATCTAATTCCTTTTGATAACCTTCAATTTCCCCGGGGAGAGTATCATATCTTTTCCATAGAGAAGCGAAGAATTGTTCAATCCATATTCCTTCTAATTCTGTTTCGGTCCATTTTGTTTTTTCCGTTGAGTATTTTGTTTCGATAAGTTTATCGATCTCAATGCTAAAATTAAATAGGAATAAAATAAATTCACGTAATGAGGTTTTCTCAGTGTCATTTAGTTTTTTGTTATTTTTTTGTAAATCTTTTAAATAGTCCTCAGCGGCTGTAAAACGCTGTCCTATTTGGGCATTAGATTCGTCCCATTTTTGTCTTAATATCTTATAAAAATCCGGGGTAACTGAAAAGAAGGTTCCCTGAGCAAGATCCTTACAATAGTTATTGATTTTTGATTTTATTTTATCTACACTATATTTGTCTGTAAAATACCTTTCTCTTAGGAATTCAGATATTTTATTAATCATAGTGGTTGCAATAGTATTCTTATCAAAATAAGCCATTAATTTTTGGGATAGCCAAAAGTAATATTCTATAAGCTCGAATTCTTTTTCATCTGGCTTAGTTACTTTGGATTCATTTACCCCTTGTACAGCATCGGCCTTTAATTGTTTAAAAAGAATCTCTTCACTCTGATTCATTTCAACTCGAATATCGTCCATCTTTTCAGCCTCGGCTTTGGCTTTTACTTTACTGTCTTTGGCTATATCTTTATTTCTTTTATCCCAATCTTTCTTTTGTTTTTCAAAATCACTTTGTATTCCATCCCACCTTTTCTTTACCCCGCCTGTTTTATAAAAGAGTAATAATGATTCTTGAATAGAAAGGCTCCCATCGATAAGAGGCGAAAATTTTAACATTACAGGATACCAGGAAGGAATATAAAAATCAATTAAAAAGAATTTAGTATCGTTTAATTCTTTATAGGCATCATTCATTTTTGTAATTACCTCTTCCAAATATGTCTGATCGGGATCCGAAATATTTTCAACATAAATTTTATTAGGTTCTACTTTTTCTACAACCCCATTCACAGTAGGATAAACCTTATCCCCATCATAAGTAGCCATTGGAACATTTACTCTAAGTGTATCCCCGGCTTTAACCAAAATATTAAAGTTAACTGAAGAAGTATTTTCATAAAGAGCTTTGGTCGCAATATCTGGTTGCGATCCCTCGGTAATTGAAGAATCCTGTCCTAAAGGTATTTCACAAGAAAGATCTGATAATTCAATGGGAATATGAGGCACTAAATTATCATCTAAATCAACGGGGCAGGTGGTCAAATTTTCATTTAAAGGGACTGGAACAATTTCAGGTATTTCCGGCTCTGTTACCATTTCGCATAATTGAGCAGAGTGTATTTCCCGGAATGATTCAAGGGACTTACTCTGTAAAAGTTTTCGATTTCTTAAATAAACGGCCGAAGCTAATAAGCTTCCAACTATAATTGCATCTAAAGATTTTAAAGATTTAAGAATAGATTCAATTTGTTTTCTTTCTTTTTCAGATATAGATTTTGCAGCTTCTTTTACTCCCTTAACAGCATTTTTTTCATCTTGTATTCTTTGTTTTAATATAGATGAAATAATGCGGATAAGTCTTTGAAGATATTTTCCTCTATATGGTGAAGGATCTTCATTTTGAGACAAAAATTCTTTTATCTTTAATCCAATTACATAAACCATAAATGCCCAGGGAGCTACCTCAGTTATTTTTGAAATAGCATTTGCCATTTCTGTGCTCTTTTTATAATTGGAGGTTTTTCTATCAAATTCATCAGAATTATTGAACAAGTTTATATAATCTTCCCCGGATAAATTTTTTCCATCTAGGGATTTTAGGAAATTTTCAAAATCTTGTTCATAATAATTTGGATTTTCGCATAGAAGAAGTATTTCATTAAGATAGGATTCTTCTACATCCTGCCCAATTAAACCCCATAGCTTTTGAAGATCCCTATTATTTTTTACATAGGATAAAGCCTCATCATCAGTGAATTTTTTACTTATAACATCTTTTAATTGGGAAAGTAGAATATTTAGTAAAGAAAAAGCAGCAGTTTTTAAAGCGAGAAGAGTAGCGGGTTTTTTAAGGAACCCTTTATATTTCTCGATTTCCAAAGTTAGTTTTCCAAAGGCAGCTTTTATTAATTTATCTTTAAGACTCATAAACTGACAATTTCAAAATGTTGCCATAATTCTTGTGGATTACAGATAAAATATGTATTGTCAAATGATACCTTTATTTCCCCCCACCCCGGAGCATTAAAATCTATATCTATAATTTGAATTTCTTCTCCCTTTTCTATAATCCAATCCTTTTTTCTTATATCGGATTCCTGGTATCTAAATTGATGCAGTTTGCTAGATATTGCATATTTTGATCTAGATCTTATTATACTCCGGGGTTTTAATTCCGTCATTCTAATTATTTCTAAGGAACTTGTCCACTCTGGCCATTTATTTTTAAAATCATACCAATCAGTTGAATCCTTGCCAAAATGAATTGGATAACCATTAACTACGATGCTAAATTGATATTTTTCAATTCCATACCAATTCATAAAATATAAATTAACTCGCGTTTGCCTATCTTTAGATCCCCCTGGTTTTTTCCATTCTTCTAAACTTCTCATATAATGGCTTTGACTACCCATATCCGCTGGTCCTGTTTTAATAAGCCCCATGGGTTTAAGCTCTTTATCTACAGCATTTATCATTTTGAATTCCTCATTACCTATCCCCATAGATTCCTTGGGATCTTCAAATCTTTTAAAGTTAAGGGTTTCATATATTTTTAAAGCCTTCATTCAAGACCCATTAATTTAGTATATTTACGAACAATTAATTCAAAGGGAAATAATTCTTCCCTACTCATATTTTTAAAATTATTTTGAATATTCCCCCATCCAAAATAATTAGTATTTGGAATAGCTTCTAAAGCTTCTTTACTAAAGGGAATTTGAAATTCCAAATATTTACCTGTTTGAACTAACTCCTGAATATTATGATAATCTTTTTTTAACTTTTCAATAGGACGAATACTTCCAATTCTTAATTTTTCCTTATCCAATCCTCTTTCAAAATTGGCAGATTCAATAATATACCCTTGATTATCAAAACATGCTCTAAATGCCGATTTATATTGTGTTTTTATAACTAGAACCCATTTATTTTGAGATGTTGATTTATATTTTCTAGGTTTTGCCTTTATATAAATCCGTTCAAAATATTCCGGGGATAAACAGCTCTCAATAAAATCCTCAAAATTAGGAGTTCCATAATCAGAAATTTCTAGCCAAAGATCATTTCTATTACCCGCTAAATTAATTGTAGAAATTCTTGAAGAAAAATTTCGGGAACTCTGTAATAAACAATTCATTCCTTCTTTTACTTTGGCTTTTACGCCTATTTGCATAGATTTCTTAGGATCAATGCCTCTTTCAAAATTAACAGATTCTTTTAACCCAGGTTTTTTTCCAAGAAGCTCTGCAGAAGGTAATTTTATTTCCGAAAAGAACACATCAACATCACCGTCCCCCATAATATCACAATTATAAGCGTAATTATATTTAGGATTTTTTAAGTAACTTTTCACATATTCTCTCATTTCCTTTTTCATATCCGATGGAAAATGATCCCCAAAAAGATATTCAAAAGGTTCAAGTAAATCATAAGTTCGTTTTGCTCTTTCTAAATATTCATTAAAGCTTAGAGAATCCCCATAAACATCTTCAAAAAATCTCGGATTGGCATGTCCTTTTCCATCTCCATCATTTGTATAGATTTTAAGGAATTCCAGATCACTACTTGTAATTTTATTAATCCTAGCATTTATTCCAATATCCATAGATTGTTTAGGATCCATTCCTCTTTCAAAGTCTAATCTTTCATGAACCTTTGAAGCTGGTCCATAAAAGACATTATATTTCTTATCAACGATTCCGCGGACAAAATCTAAACTTTCATCAAGTCCTTCGTCCTCAAATTCTTCTTCCTCCGTTTGCTTTTGATACGCATCCCATAAATATTCTGCAGCATCAGCAATATCAATTAAAGCATAATCCTGATCTATTTCTTCATAAATCTTATCCGGGTTCAAAGAAGTAATTTTCCAATTCTCATTATCAATATATTCTGCATCAATACGAGGATTTGAAACTTTCATTTTTCTTAAAATTTCGCCATTATTCAAATCGATCATATAAAGAATGGAAACTTCAAAATCTTCCATAATATCTACAAATTCCCAATCATATTTTGGATGCCCTGCGGGATTATGAAAATTTTCTGGGGACACTTCATACTTCTGTTCAAGATCTAAAACTTCCCCTCTTCGAGTAAGTTCAAATGGGGATTCCTCGAATTTCTCAATTATTTGAGGAATTAAATGATGAACCCCAATACGAAGACTCTTTTTTGGATTTTGCCCTCTTTCAAATTCTATGTATTCTTTAATTATCATTTTGAGATTAAAACATTATTTGAAATAGCTGCTTGTTTAGCTTGCTGAACCAATCCTGTATTTACCCCTGGAGTTGCAGGCATTTTTGCATCCAAAGCAGTAGCCATAGTTTGTAATAATGGAAATAAAACTTCTCCTAAAACAGCATGATAATAAGGACCTGGACCTAACTTGGTTGCCTGATTGCCACTTGCTACAACTTCGTCAGCATTTATACTAACTTTAGCTGCAGCAGAAACATTAACTTCATTTTTAGTAACGATATTAAGCTTATCCCCATCTAACTGTATTAAAGATTCTTGATTTGCATGTTCAATTGTAATCATACTATCAGGCGAAATTTGAATAAAACTTCCGCGATAATACATTTGCATTCCACTATTTCTTTGATATATGATAGTTAATTCTTCATCGGGATCGTAGAGTAATACATGAGTTCCATCATAGTCATCTTTAATCCTTTCAATTAATTGGGTATCAATATTTTGAATAGTAGTATATTCAGGGGAATAAATATCACCATTATTAAACTGAACACGAACTATTTGTCCAATTTTAG